GCCTAGTCCGCCGCCGTCGTCGGGGTCGAAATCATCCGGCAATGGAATAACCGCCTCGGAACGTCCCCCCTCACCAATAATTGCATTCACACCGCCGGCCGTGTCGGGAACAATACCACCGTCCGCAAGTTTAACGCCGGCAATAGATGCCATTTGCGCCGCCATTGCAACCCCAACAATTCCGGCCGCAACAAAGTTTGCCGGCGGCGGAAAGGCCGCAAGTGCCTGAGATATTGCAACCGGCGTGTTAATTAAAATTTGAGTTATTGCCGCCGCTTTTCCAATTGCCGCAAGGGTGCTATTGCTTGAATTCGAAAGTGTTGCAATGGTTGCAAATGTTGCCGACCTATTTCGAACGTCTTTTGCGCGTTGATCTTCTTCGAACTTTTGCAACTCTTGTTTTTTCTTTTTGTCTATTAAGTCTTGTTTATTTTTCCATAAGTCGGTTTTCTTTTTAACAGACTTTTCGTTTGCAAGTTGCTTTTCAAGTGCCGCAAGTTTTATGTCGGTCTTTTGTTGTTCCGATGCACCTATTAATTCAATCTCTTTTAATTTTGCTTGTGCAAGCGTCTCTTGATCTAGTTCGAATTGTTCAATGTCAAATTCTTGTTTCGCAACGGCCGCCTCTTGCGCAATAACCATTTTTGCGTCGACCTCGGTTTGTGCGCGTTCAATTCTTGCGTCGGAAAATTGCTTGTCAATGGCATCGAGTTCCGCACCTGTTTTCGAAACGTTTTCTTTTAAGGCCGCACCAATTTCACTTGCACCCAATAAAATCATGTCTTTTGCTTGTGTGAAATTTCCGCTTATGAGTGCTGATAAACCGCCGGCAACGGACGCAATGGTTGTTCCGACAACCTCACCGAATGTCACAAAAAGGTTTTTAACAACCGTTATAACTTTTGCGGTGTTTTGAAAAAAGTCTGATAATTCGTTTTTACTTGCCTTTGTGTTTAACGAGTCGAACACCGACAAGGCTTGTTCACCAAAAAATGCAAGTGCCGGTGTTGCGGCCTCACCAATTGCAACGGTTGCATTTTCCGCGCCGGCGGTCATCTTTTCCCACATTTGTGAAAGGTTCAATGCACCTAGGCCGGCCTTTTCCGCGTTTTCTTTTCCGACCTTTAAGGCCTCGTTAATGAACGCTTGCTTTTTTTCCGCATCGGTTAATGCGCGTCCGGTTGCACCAATTTGAATTGCATAATTTTTGTTTGCTTGTTCCGCCGAAAAAACAATTCCGAGGTTATCCAAAATCATTTTTGATTGTCGACCCAAACCGGTTATCATTGATTGAGTCATAAATTGCATTGATTGACCGGTCGCTTGTGAGGCCGATTGTGCAATTTGCAACATGTCACCCATACGGTCAACCGGCAAACCTAATAATGCCGCGTTGTTCGCTTGTTCCATTAATTTTAAGTCTGAAATTGTTCCGCGTGAAAGTTCTTTCATTTTGGTTAACATCGTGTCCGCGACTTGACCTTGTGATTGTGCAAGTTTTATGAACGATGTTTGAACGCCTTTAAACTTTCCGGCCTTAATTGCGGCGGCACCAACGGCGGCACCAACGGCACCGAATGCGGCACCGGCAAGTTTTGCGGAACCGGCAAGCGTCGACATTGTGTTTTTCAGACCCTTAAGGACCGAACCCCCGACCTTTTTAATTCTTATGGTTAACGTTGCCTCGGTTTTTGACATACTATCGTTTCCTTTTCGCAATCATTTTTTTCGAGGCCTTTGTTTCCTCACTTATTGCAATTGTAGCAACGAGAACATTGAATTGATAGTCACTTATTGAACGGTTTTTAATCTCACTCGGCAATGTCCCATAACGTTTTGCAAGAATGTCAATTTCATAAAGCCTTTCACGGTTTAACGAAAATTCTTGAGGGCATCTTTTATTTTTTTTTTGCCGTGTGTGAAAATCATTATTTCCATATAAAGTTCGTGTGCAATTTCCATGTCCATAAACATGTTATCGACGAAAGTCTCACCCATTGGACAATCTTTTTTTCGAGACAATTCCGGTTCGGCAATGCAAGACATAAACACGTCACGATAATGTTTTTTTATCGTGTCCACGGCCGGACCTGATTTTCCTTTTTCCGCCATGGGGTTGCTATATAGATGATAATTTTCCGTTAATACTTTCGACCCATTCAAATGGTCAACAACACCGAGGCGTTTCACTTTAAAATGAACGCCTCGAATATTTAAGACTTTCGTCTCGTTTAAGTGATCGTTAAGACTTTTTGTCTTTTTTTTCCAAAAGAAAAGCATAATTTATTCACCATTTCCGGTTTAGTTAGTATGAACTCGTTAAGTTTGTGACCTCACCTTGCATTGCATAACCGCCGGCGCTTGAAACGTCACGATAAACCATGCAAACAACTTGTGATGTTAATTGTTCGTCCGGTCCGCCGATTTCCGGGTCCCCACTGTCCATTATTTTGACTTTCGGAAAATTAAATTTCATTCCCCGTTTTTGGTTTGAGCCTGTTAAAGTCGAACCCTCAAAATTCAATTGAACCGCAACGTCGGTGTCGTTCAACATCATGTCGTATGCGGTTGTCGTATCAAAACGCATTGTTAAATTCAAGGTGAACCCGGCAATTCCAACCGGCAAGACGTCTAGTGTGTCGGAACCAATTCGACGGGAACCCGTGTCACCTTTAAGATTGTTCGCAATTCCGAACTCAACCGTTTGAACGTGCCAAAAACTCGTTGTTGTAATATCCGAAAGTGTTCCGGCCTCAACACTTATACGACCCTCAACAAACGTTAATGGTTCACACGAGGTTGTCGTGTATAAGGCGGACGCAACGTCGTTGGACGTTTGGGTCGAGTCTTTTGCCATGAGTGAAAAAGAACATTTCAGAGCGTCGTCAATTTCGGCGGTGAAATTCGCCTCGTTAACTCGAATTCCAGAGTATTCAAAAATTTGTGCGGAACTAGATTGTCCTTTCCTATGATTAAAACTCAAGGACTTATAAGTTCCCCCCATGTCACCGATAACATAAGAATGAGTGAACGCAAGTCCCCCGGTTGTCTCACTTGTCGCCGTTGCAGTTGTTATGGTTCCGCCGAATGCGTTTTGCAATAAATATTGAAAAGCCGGTTGTTCCGCATAAGCATAACTTTCGATTTCACCCTCAACAATTTTTGAGGTCCTGAAATTTTTCGAATAAGTTCGACTTGTTTCGACTTGTTCAATCGTTTTCGTTTCCTTAATTGTTTTCATTGCGGCCGTTAAAAAGTTGAATTCGGCGGTTGTTGTGACCCCGGTTCCGAATGTTGTTTCACGACCAATTGCAAGATAAGAGGCATAACCCTCTAATGAACCTTGACCTACTGACATAATTCCCCCTTAAATTGAGTTTTGGAAACTCGACCAGTGATCGGTTCCGATTTTCATAAGTTTATTTTCCACGTTTTTTAAGTTTTGTGCAAGTGTGTCGCGCATTTCAATATAAGCACGAACTTTTATTGAGTCCTCACGTTGATAATTATAACCCATTTGTTGACTAAGGTCCTTTGTTGGGACTGAATTTAAGATGGTTTTTTCCGAACAACATACAACCGGCAAGCGAAAATTTCGAATATAGTCCTCGACCCATTTTGCCGAAAATATGAGGTTTGACGATGAATATGCCGGGTTCCCGTCCCTTAAAACAACATAGGCGTGTTTCATATAGCTTTTTTTCCCGTCCCCGGCGTCGTTGAATGAATAATATTTTCCATCTTTTCGCCACGAATAGTCAAAACCGACCAATAAATACTTATCATATCCGAACAAGTTCCGTCGACCCTTGTTTGTTGATTGTGTTGCAAGGACAACCATGCAATTCGACACGTTCGTTGCGGCCGGTATAAATTGGTTGCAACCTGATAGTTTTGAAAATTCAACGTGTGAACTTATAGAGTCCTCATTGACGAAAAAGCAAACACTTTTCCAACCGAGTTTAAACCATTTCGGGTTCGCGCAAACGTTGGCAAATAAAACAATATCTTGAATTTTATCGACATAAGGTTTGAGATATTTTTCAAAGGACACATTCGCGTCGCAAACAAGACAATAGTCGGGAATGATACCGTTTTCAATTAAGTGACCTATAGTTTTATCACAAGCCAAAATATCGACCTTGTGTCGGTTTGCTTTTAAAGTCTCGAGATTTTCCTCGAATGAATAACCATTTGCGACAAGAACAAGGGGTTTTCCAATACCGGCGTTTGCAAAATCGGCGAATGTTGTGATGTTCTTAACCTTGCTTGCCGCCTTTGCGTGTCGTCTCCACTGTTCGCACCATTGGTTATAGGCGCCCCATGATTGTTTAATAATTGCATCGTGTGATAAGTTATTCTTTTTAGACATTATGTCCCCTTATTAGTTAATAAAATAATATTGCTTTTATGTCCATTATTGAACCCCTATAATGCGCTTTTTCGTCCCAACCTAACGAATGATAAGTTATTTGCGTCGGGAATTGCCACGAAACATTCCCGGACAAACTATCATAACCGCGCAAAATCTTTTCGGCGTTTTCCATTAACTTTTCGAGGTCCTCGTCGGCCGGGTCCTCTATTCGATTATCAGTATAAGGTTCCCAAACCATACCGGCAATTTTAAGACTTATTTCGGCCTTTCGTTTTCCGGTTGCACCATTACGTGCAATACTTTCCGGTGCGGTGCTTTTGGAGTCAATGAAAACAGTTAATGCCGGCAAAATATTATCGTTCGGCGGTATCTTTTCCGGGTTCACTTTTAAAATCATTTGAACACGTCTTGTTAGTCCGTCGGAAAGGTCCCCAATAGGCGCACCCGTCGCCGTGTTGTTTGCGTTGAGGACATAACGAATTTGTTCTTTTAATTCACCCAATGGAACCGTTGCGGCCGTTCCCGTTGACGGTGTTGGAACACTTAATGTTCCGGTCAATGTTGCATCGTTGAAAATGTATTCCGTTCCAATTGCGACCGAACCTATTCCGGGGTCGGTATAATCAGCATCGTGATAAGTTCCGGTCAATGTTGCATCGTTGAAAACATAACCCGTTCCCGACAAAACATTTGCGACGCCGGGGTCGGTATAATCAGCAACGGCAAATGTTCCCGTCAAGGATATTCCTTTAATTGTGTATGCGGTTCCGTCGACGACATTTGCGGCGCCGGGTCCAACCGTGTTTATTGGTTGTTCCGCCGTTGCTGAATAAAAAGCGGTCCGGCTTGACCCAGTGAAAACCGATGTTATTGAGGCGTCGGTTAAATAATGATCAAAAATCAACACCTCATTTGTATAATGGGTTGAAATATTTCCGTTA